AAGCTACTAATGTAGGAACTACAGATATACAAGTTTTAGCAGATTTCGCTGGTGGTAGTGACGATGGTACTACTGGTGCAGCTACTGTAACTGTATTGTATATTCAAAATAATAACTTATCTTAATATAAATAGGGCCTTTCAAAGGCCCTTTTATTTGTATATAGTGATTTAATATGAGCACAATTACAGAGTATTTTAAAAATAAGAAAGAAGATGTTACGGATATCATGGAAGATATACAAGAAAGTCTTGATAGTATGTTAGATAAAATAACAAAAAAAGATGATGAAGAAGAGGCAGAAACTGTAGTTGAAGATAAAGATACTCCACCACCAGTTCCTGACAATGAAGATACTTTAAAAAAATTAAAAGATAATTTAGATAAATTAAGTAAAACATCTAAAACTACATCTAAAGTTTATAAAGGAAAAGATTTAGTAGGAAACCCTAAATCTATGGGAGCATTTGGTCCACTAGCTGCAGCGTCAGCTGCTAGATCAGCTAGTCCCTTATTCACTCCTTTGAATCTTGTTCAAAAAAGTGCTTTAGGTGATATTAATTCACAAATTCAATCTTTAAGAAAACTTTTACAAGGAGGTGTAAATGTCTAGTTCAGATATTTTCGCTAATAGCACTACTACAACAGGAAGCGATGTTACTTTATTCGCTGGCCCAGCAAGAATAAAAGGATTTATTGTAACTCCTACAGGAAGTGCTGGCACTGTTACATTCAAAGATGGTAGTTCAACACTCTTTACGTTAGCTACAGCAGCAAGTGCAGCATCGGGACCAGTTCAGATTTCTTTACCATCTGAAGGTTTAAAATGTAAAACTAATGTTGCTGTAAACTTAACTGCAGGTGTTTCAGCGATAACAGTATTTATGGCGTAATGGCTACATCAGGAACAGCTACTTTTAACCTAACAGTTACTGATGCGATAGAAGAAGCTTTAGATCGTATCGGAGGTAACCCTATATTAGGTTATGATATACGTTCAGCGAAACGTAGTCTTAATGTTATGTTTGCCGATTGGGCTAATCGAGGAGTTAATCAGTGGACTTTAGAAAAGAAAACTTTATCTCTAACTGCTAACACAGCTTCATATACATTAGATAGAGATACTGTTGATATAATAGATCTTTATGTAACTAGAGATAACACAGATTTTAGTGTTCAAAGAATTAGTTTAACTGATTATAACGCATATCCTAATAAAGATACAACTGGTAGAGTTACTCAATATTATTTACAGAAAGATAAAATCCCTGTTTTATTTTTTTATCCTGCTCCAGAAAACGCTACAGATACAGTTACATATTGGAGAATAAGAAAAATACAAGATGTTACAGCTTTAAGTTCTAGTGGTGCTGAACAAGATATAGATATTCCTTTTAGATTTTATGAATGTATGGTAGCAGGATTAGCTTATTATATGGGAATGAAAAGAGCAGGAGTAGATTTAACTAAAATATCTTTTTTAAAAGCTGAATATGAAACTGCTTTTACTAGAGCAAAAGACGCTGATTTAAATGAAACATTTAGAATAGTTCCAGGTTATAGAAGTGGTTTTTGATAATAGACGTAAACCTGTAAAAGCACCTTCTTTTCCTTTTGCGAAAGGTAAGTATGCTAGGGCTATTTCAGATCGTTCAGGTTTAGAATATCCATATAGAGAAATGGTTCGTGAATGGAATGGATTATTAGTTCATACAAGCGAGTATGAATCTAAACATCCTCAACTAACTCCTATTGTATTTAACGATCCAGAAGCTTTAAAAAATGCTAGACCACAAGCACCTCTTTCAGCTACAGGAGGTGTTCCAAATCAAATATCAGTAATATTCCCTGGCACGTTTGGAGACACAGGAGAAAACGTAGCAGTAGCTACAGGGAATTCTATCGGATTGGAGTTAGGAAATGTCTCAGTCGTCATTAGTTAATAAACCTTATATTATGTTATGTACGCCATGTTATGGTGGAGTAATGCACGAAGCTTACTTTCATAGCGTTGTAAAATTATTACAAGAAGCTAGGAATAATCAATATAAAGTTCATATAAATACAATGGGTAATGAAAGTCTTATAACTAGAGGAAGAAACACTATGGTTTCTCAGTTTATGGATAGTGAGCAGTGTACCCATTTATTATTTGTAGATGCTGATATTGCATTTCAGCCTCAGTTAGTTACTAAATTATTAAATTATAATAAGGAAGTTGTAAGTGCGATATATCCTAGAAAAACTATTGAATGGCAAAACCTTGACTATTATTTAAAGAAAGGAAACACAGATTCAATAGAACAGAAATTATTAGGATATAATTTAAACTTTGCAGATCCTTATAATATATCAATGGAAGATGGATTTGTAGAAGTATTAGATGCTGCAACTGGTTTCATGTTAATTAAAAAAGATGTATTTGTAAAAATGAGAGAAGCTTATCCAGAGCTAAAATATAAATCAGATCAAATTATTAATAATAAACCTTATTCAAGCGACTGGTGTTATTCTTTTTTCGATTGTATGATAGATCCAGATAGTAAAAGATATTTAAGTGAAGACTATACTTTCTGCCGTAGATGGCAAAAAATAGGGGGTAAAATATACTCCGAAATAGAAAGTCCTTTAACTCATTTTGGTACATATGCATTTAGAGGAAATGTATCGCATAAATTTGCAAAAGCTGATAGTATAAAATAATGGCAACTACATATTCAGATCTAAAAACAGATATTCAAACTTGGATGCAGAATACTGGTACTGATTTCACTAATCAATTAGACACTTTTATAAATAATACAGAACAACGATTACTAAGAGAAATAGATCCTGAAGCGTTTACTTTTAACGTTTTTAGTACCCTAACTAGTGGCAATAGATTTATGAATAACCCTACAGATCTTTTAATTATAAAAAACCTTTTAATACAAAACGGAGATGATAGAATCTTCCTTGAAATGAAAACTGATGAATTTATATATGAATTTTGGCCTGATGCTACGCAAACAGGAGTGCCTAAATTCTTTGCAAATTTTGACGATGACTCAACTTTAATTGCTCCTACTCCTAATTCTAATTATAGAGTAGAAATGCAATACATAGCACGCATAACAACTCTTTCAGCAAGTAATACAACTAACTGGTTAACTACTTACGCAGATGATGCTTTACTATATGGTTGTTTATCAGAGGCTTCTATATTTACAAAAAATATGGAAGATTATGCGTTATACGATAAAAGATATCAGGAAATTGTTCTTGGATTAAATAATCAATCTAGGAGAAGAAGACGAACTGACTACGAATTTCCTGCTAGTCCGGCTGGTACGGATACCTTAACAGGAAGCCAATAAGGAGGTAAGACATGGCAATAACACAAGCACTCTGCACTGTATTTAAAGAGGACTTAATGAACGCAGGAAGAAATTTAACTTCTGACACATTAAAGTTAGCTTTATATACAAGTTCAGCATCACTAGGAGCAGCAACAACTGCTTACTCTACATCGAATGAAGTATCTGGTACAGGTTATTCAGCAGGTGGCGCAACACTATCTAGCGTATCTGTTAGCACTGACGGAACTACAGCGATCTTCGATGCAGCAAACGTATCGTTCACTAGTGCTACAATTACAGCAAGAGGAGCATTGATTTATAATAGCTCAAATTCTAATTCAGCTATTTGCGTATTAGATTTTGGTAGTGATAAATCATCTTCAAACGGAACTTTTGAAATACAATTTCCTACTGCTGATGCTAGTAATGCTTTAATTAGAATCGCATAGGAGTTTTAATTGGCATTTGTAGTAAACGATAGAGTAAAGGAAGAAACAACCACGACAGGAACTGGCACTGTAAACTTAGCCGGAGCTGTTTCAGGTTTTGAATCTTTTGTATCAGGAATAGGTAATAGTAACAATACCTATTACGCTATCGTAAGTGATTCAGCATTTGAGGTAGGTATAGGAACAGTTACTGACGCTAGTCCTGATACATTATCGAGAGATACGATAATTAGTAGTTCAAATTCTGATAGTGCTGTAGATTTCGGAGCAGGAACTAAAACTGTATTTTGTACTTTACCTGCTTCTAAAACAATATACATTGATAATAACGGCGATGCTGTAGGAGCAGCTTCTCCGGCTTTTGCTACTAAAATGGCATTAATGCTATAAATGAGGAAATAATGGCACAAGATTTTGAAAGAAAAATACCTTATAATTCATCAGGAAATATTGCGATCGGTACGACAGCTAGAACAGTTTTAACATCTAACTCAGATGATACTATTATAGGAATTAGACTAACTAATATAACTAACGCTACGATAAAAGCAAATGTTTATATTACAAGTACAGCTAGTGGTGGATCTGCTGATTCATTTTTAGCTTATCAATATCCTATCGCAGCAGGCGGTGGAGTAGAGTTAATAGATGGTGGTTCTAGAATTGTGTTACAAAGTGGTGATGTTTTAAAAGTTCAAAGCGATACAGCTTCTAGCTTACATGGTTGGGTATCTTTAGTTGATTCAGCAAGCACGTAGGAGATAGTATGGGCTACTTAGGAAATCCAGTAACAAAAGATTTTACAACAACAACATCAGTTCAAACACTAACAGGAGATGGTTCTACTGCATATGCTTTAACAAAAAGTGTAGCTGTACCAGAAGATATAGCAGTTTTAAGAAACGGAGTTCGTCAAAAACCTACAACTGATTATACAGTAAATGCAGCACAAATTACTTTTACAACAGCTTTAGCATCTTCTGATTCTTGTTTTATTATTTTTTTAAATGGTATTATAACTGATCAAAACACACCAGGTGCAAACAGTATTCAACCTAGTATGATGACATCGTTCAATGGTGTATATGAAAACTTACAAACCATAACTGCTACAACTACAGTAGCATCAACCGATAACGCATTCTTAGCAGGACCTGTAACATTTACAGGTACTATTACAGTGGAAGGTAATCTTACAGTAGTATGAGTACACTTGAAGTAAATACAATAAAACCAATTTCAGGTAGCTCTACAGTAACTCTTGGTGAAAGTGGTGACACAATTGCCTTAGCCAGTGGAGCCTCTCAAACATTAGCAGCAATGACTCCGGCTTTTGAAGCATATAATAATGGTGATGAAAGCATAAGTAATGCTACTTGGACAAAAATGCAAGTTGACACTGAAAGATTTGATACAGACAACAATTTTGCTTCAAATAGATTTACACCAACAACAGCAGGGAAATATTTTGTATATGGTAGAGCCACTTTAAAACTACCGGGTTATACAATATATAGTCATAGATTAGCTATTTATAAAAACGGAAGTCTTTTCTCTGTTTGTGAGGGAACAATGGATAGTAATAATATGTTAGCTAGTCCACTAAGTATTCAATCTACAGTAGACATGAATGGCTCATCTGATTATGTAGAGATTTATGCGTATTTAGAAAAACATGGCGGTAGTGATGGTGTGTTTGAATCTGACTCTCCACAAAGTATTTTTGGAGCATATAAGGTTATAGGAGCATAATGGGAACAGTATTTGTAGATAACTTAGAACCACAATCAGGCACTAGCTTAACGTTAGGTGCTAGTGGTGATACATTGCAGGCAGCTTCAGGTGTTACTAATAAATTAAGTAAAGTAGGTCAAATAGTTGTTGTTAGAAAAACAAATACTTTTTCAACAACAAGCACAAGTTCTTTTGTAGACTTAACTGACGTAACTTTAAATATCACACCAACTGCTTCAGATTCTAAAATTTTAATAGACTTTAGAGCATTTGGATCTAATTCAGGTGGTACAGATATTATTGTTACTAGGTTACTGAGAGATAGCACAGAAGTAGGATCAGGTTCAGGTGGTGGTGTATATGATGGATTTGGTATTGCATCAGTATCAGGTTCTTATGAATTAGTAAATTTATCTATGAATTTAATGGACGAGCCTAGTACAACTTCACAAATAACTTATAAAATACAATGTAGAGTTAATGCCTCTACTGGATATATTGGTAGAAAAGGTAATGCAGACCATTATAGATTTCCAACATCTTTTATGGCTACGGAGATATTAGCATAATGTCAAAGATACTCGTAGATACAATAGACACTAGATCTGGAACTTCTAACTTAATTATTGGTTCAAGTAATACTTCACAGATTACTTTAAAATCAGGAGCAACCCTTACAAACTTTCCTGGTAATACACCAGCTTTTGCTGCAAGTTTATCAGGTGATTTTACAGCGACAGAAGACGCTGCAGTAAAAGTTGCTTTTGCTACAGAAAAATTTGATACAGATTCTAAGTATGATAATACTACAAATTATAGATTTACACCAGGAGTAGCTGGTAAATATTATTGCTATTTAAGAATTGGATTTAGAGAACATAATACATCATCAGGAAGTGTTTCAGCAGACGCAGAATTTTCTGCTAGAATATATAAGAATGGTTCATCTATTTCTCATTCAGGTAATCACTCAGCAGTGAGTAGTTTACAAGGAGTTATAAGCACCTTTACTGCTGTAATAGAAGATTTTAATACTACTGATTATATTGAAGCATATGTAGGATTACAAAATAATGATGTCAACGCTAATTTATTGGCTAATACAGCTTACAATGAATTTGGAGCATTTAGGTTAGGAACATAATGAGCACATTAAAAGTATCAACAATTTCTCCTCTTGGCACAGATGCTACTAAGACTATCACGCTTGGTGAGAGCGCAGGGACACTAGCTATTGCTTCAGGTGCAAAGACATCTGGCTTTGGTAAGATTGGACAAGTAGTACAGCATTTACAAACTGCTGTATTTACATTATCTGCACAAAATACTTGGACAGATATCACTGGATATACTGCAAGTATTACCCCTACGACTACAAGCTCAAAAATATTAGTAAGAGTTTTTGGTGGTGTAAATCATAGCACAGCTTCATCTGAATTATATAGACTAAAATTACTTAGAGGATCTACTGCTATAGGTGTTGTTAATGATACTCACGATCACTTTTGGTCAGGCTATGGTAACTCTAATACACCTTACAACTTTGGTTGTGAGATATTAGATACACCAGCAAGTACAAGTTCACAAACTTATAAATTACAAGCATACGATACTGGATCAGGAACAAATGTTTACATAGGTGGTTTTGGTAATGCTTACAATACATTAACAGGAATTACATTAACGGAGATATTAGACTAATGACAGTAACAACGATACCAAAAGCCGGAATCGCAGATGATGCAATAGATAATACTAAGCTAGACTTATCTTCTAACTATGCGTTCACTGGCACTGTTACTGGCGCAGGTAAAATTATAAAATCATCTAGAGTAAAATATGATTCAGGTAATATAGACTTTTCTAATGGAAGTTCTTTAGCAGATAGTGGTATAGACCATAACTTCACAGCTACATCTACGTCAAATACTTTATTACATATAATAAATGTAGTATTACAAAAAACTAATGAGGGTGGTCATGGTGGAGGTGTTACTATTTACAAAAATGATGGGGCTATAACTGAGATTAGTTCAAGTGATGGCAGTTTAGTGAGAATGCACCAAGACAGTGCGACATCTGTTAGAAGTGGTAATGGGTCATTTACTTATCATCAAACTACTATAGATAGCACAAGCTCAATTAAATATTCAATATATGTAAGAGGAGATAGTTTTAGATTTATTTCAAATTCAACTACGCCCTTGTTTTGGACAATTTTGGAGATAGCAGCATAATGGGATATTTAGGAAATCCAATAGTTCAAGGTAACTTTTCGTTAATTGACGATATTAGTTCAGGTTTTAATGGTTCTGAAACACAGTTTACTATAGCTGTTGGTGGATCTACTCAAATAATAGGAAGTTTAGCTCAGTTATTAATACATATAAACGGAGTTTACCAAGTGCCAGGAACAGCGTTTACTGCTGGTTCATCTAGTGGAACAATAGCTTTTACAGGCGCACCTGCTAGTAGCGCAACTTTTTCTGGTGTAATATTTGGAGATACTTTTGATGTAGGAGCCCCTACAGACGGTACTGTAACTGCAGCTAAATTAACAAGTATTAATGGCGCATATAGAAACGTACAAACATTAACAGGAGGATTATCTGTTTCATCTTCTGAAAATGCTAGTATAGTAGGTCCTGTAACAGTGTCCTCAGGACAGACAATAAACGTAGCTAGTGGTGGAACACTAGTGATATTATAAGGAGTAAACAATGGCAGATTGTGCACAAGCAATACAGTCAATCGGCACTTACGAATTTGTTATTCGTGGTAATGTAACTACCGAAGCTGAGTTCAACTCAAACGTTGAATGGGTTGTAGGTAAAGACTCCAATAACACAGCTATTATGGGCGCAAAGCCAGATGCTGTTACTTGGACAAAAGTCAAAGCCGATATGGACAAACAAGATGCATTTGCATCACAAAAGGTAATAAACGAAGAAGCAAGAGCTTATTTAGCATCTACTGATTGGTATGCAATTAGAGAAGCTGAGGGCGGAACTGCAATGCCTTCTGATGTAAAAACTAAAAGAGCGGCAGAACGTGCTAAGGTAGTAGATTACGCAAACTTTAGTGAATAGGAGTAAAAAATGGCATCATTATCTACAAAAGTAAGATTATACTGTGAGGCTAACTCAAAGACTGTAGACTTTACAAAAGACGTTTTACTTCAGGACGATTCCGATGGTAAGGGTCCTTACATTAAAGAATGGAATATTTCAGGACTAGATAAACCAACAGATGAACAACTTGCTGCACAAGAAACAGCAGGTAATACTGAAGAAGCAAACAACGTTGTAAGAGCTACACGTAGAGCGGCCTATGGTGATATCGGCGACCAGCTTGATGAAATGTACAAAGACATGGACGCATGGAAAGCAAGAATCAAAGCTATCAAAGACGCAAACCCTAAATCATAAAGAGTAGTAAATGGTATCACAATTAAAAGTAAATGAGATTATCACACAATCAGGTACATCTCTTCAACTTGGTAAATCTGGTGATACAGTTTCTTTAGCAAGTGGTGCTAGTCAATCTGGTTTTAGTATTTTACTGCAACAAAAGTATTTCTCATACTCAACTAGAATAACATCTTCTGCACAAAGTGCAGATTTAGAACTTTTTACATGGACTACATCATTTGTTAAACAAAGTAATGACTCTGATTTACACATATGGTTTAACGTGCCATATGAGGGATCTGTTCAAGGGGCTCAAAACGGCATGTTACAATGGACTCATAGTGACGGCACAGTAACACAATTCTTTGGATCAAGGCAGTATGTATACGTTCCAACTCACTCTAGTTTTCAAGGAGGTGTTGGTATGTTAGATGGCATGAAATCAGGCACTTATACAATAAAACAATTTATTACTTCTAATGGAAATAGTGGTAATAGTGGTGGTAGCTACAATCCAAATGGTTCTGATGATAATAGATATGAATTTTCAACAGATACACAAGGTGCTTCTGGTTCTGCTGGTTCAAATAGCACATTAATTATACAGGAAATTGCATAGATGACTAGTAAACTTAAAGTAAATTTAATTAATGACGGCGGTGACAATAATATTATTACGTCTGATGGTTCAGGTGTTATAACCTCGTCAAAGTTCAAGATTGGTCAAGTAATTAATTCTAGTAATAGCACTAATCAAGTTATTACAGCTACATCATATACTGATATAAATAGTGGTGGCTCTCTATGGGAGACATCTATTACACCCTCATCTACATCATCAAAAATATTGATTACTGGATGTATTATTTGTAATTCTTATTACAACGGAAGTAACAACAATAGATCAGCTATGAAAGTTTTACATAAGGTTGGAAGTGGTAGTTATTCTGATACAAAAATATTTAATGAAGTTATAGGTGTGTATGATTATGGTAATAGTGGTATATGGCAGGCATCTAATACACCAATCAGCACATTGTTATCACCTAGCACTACAGATGCTGTAACATTTAAATTTCAAGCTAAAGCTATGGTGAGTGGTGTTACGTTTGTGATAAATACTTCATCAAATACAAGTGAACTTACATTAATGGAGGTCTTACCTTAATGGCACTTAATACATTACCCGCAGGAGCTTTTGCAGATGATGCTATAACTTCTGATAAAATTAACTTAGCTAATACTTTTGCTTTTACCGGAACTGTTACTGGTACACCTCAAACATTAGTTAAAACTGGCTCTTTGCAAAGCACAACAGATGCAGGGGATTATAGTATTGATAGTGTTTTTAGTGCAACTTACATGAATTATTTTGTAACTTTTAAAGTTGCAATAGCAGGTGCAAATAATCAATGCCATATTAAATTTAGAACAGGTGGTGCTACAAATTCAACTTCTAAATACATGAGTTATGTAAGATGGGGAGATAATACTGATGGATTAGGAAGATTATATAATAGCTATAATAGTTATGCTTACTTAGGATCATCTTTAGAAGAAACAGATTCAAAAGCAGTTCAAGGTTTTATGTATGTGTTTTCACCTTTTAGCACAACATATCTTACAAATATAACAGCACATTTTAATTCAATTACTGACGATGGTTATCGAAGAATGCACTTTGGAGGAATACAATATGATGACACAACATCTTTTGATGGCTTTCAATTTACAACAAACACAGGAAATTTAAGTACAGTAGATATACAAGTTTATGGAATAAAAGAATAATGAAAAAAGTTACAGTTATAGGATTAGGTAAACCAATTATAGAAGATATGACTGCTGAAGAATTAGCATTAAGACAAGCAGAAGAAAAAGCATGGAATGATGGTGCTTTAGATAGAGCATTAAATACTTTAAGAGAAAAAAGAAACAGTTTACTTACTCAAACAGATTGGTGGGGTACTTCTGATAACACCATGACAGACGCACAGAAAAAATATAGACAAGATTTAAGAGATCTTACTACAGGATTAGATACAGTAGAAAAAGTAAACTCAGTAACTTGGCCGACTAAACCAGGGTCGTAATAAATGAATTTTGCGAGATTATCATTCGCTGAAGCCCCTTTCTCTGCGGAAGGTGGAACTAGTATAGCATTCGCTGTTACTGGTCAAGCTCTTACTACTACATTAAATAGCGTATCGGTTGACGTAACTACTGGTGTTGCGATTACTGGTCAAGCTCTTACTACTACATTAAATAGCGTAACTGTATCAGCTCAAGGAGAAATTGTAGCTTCAGGACAAGCACTTACTGGATCTGTAAACGATGTTGTAGTAGCAGGACAAGCTGTTATAAGTGAAACAGGATTTGGTTTAACTTCAACGTTAGGAGATGAATCAGTAGCTATTAATATAGCAATTGCTCAATCAGGGCAAGAACTAACTTCAACTTTATCTGATGAAGTTGTCGTAGGATCTGCAGTAGTTATAGAAACAGGAGTTCAAGGAACTACAAGTTTAGGAAGTGTAGCTGTTCAGATACCAGGTGATGTGGCTGCAAATGGACAAGAAGCTACAGTTTCTCAAGGAAATGAAACTACGAGCGGTTCAGCTTTAGTCGTTCCTAAAGGAATAACTCAAACATTTACTGTAACTGTTGTATCTACTGGATCAGGTAATAAATACGTTATTGACGGAGTACAACAACCTACTCTTGAATTAGAAGAAGGTAACACTTACATATTCGATTGGTCGGCCGCTACAGGACATCCTGTTAGATTTTCTACTACTAGTGGTGGAACTCATAGTGGAGGTAGTGAATACACTACAGGGGTTGTAAAAGATGATAGTGCTTATAAAACAACTATAACTGTTGCCGCTTCTGCTCCTACTCTATATTATTACTGTCAATATCACTCTGCTATGGGAGGTCAAGCCAATACTCCTACTAATAATAATTATCAAGGGCAATCTGCTACTACAAGTTTAGGAAGCGTTACAGTTCAGCTCATAACTGATTCAGATGTTACAGGACAACAATTAACTGTTTCATTAGGAAGCGTTAGCCAATTATCTAATGTTTCATTTGCTGTTACTGGTCAAGGATTAACGACTACTTTAAATAGTGTAGTTGTAAAGAATAATCAAGGATTTTCAGTAACAGGATTATCTGCGACTACATCAGTAGGAACAGTATCTATAGTAGGGCAACAAATTGTTTCAATTTCTGGAATTTCTGCTAATATAAGTTCTGGTTCACCTAATTTCTGGCAACCTATACCAGGTGCAAGTAATTCGTGGACTGAAGTAGATACTTCGAGTACAAACACATGGACGGAGATAGCGGCATAAAATGGCATCAACTTATTCAACTAGATTAAAATTAGAATTAATGGAAGCTGGCGCAAACGCTGGTGTATGGGGTAATAATACAAATGAAAATTTACAAGTTATAGACGCTGCCGTAGGAGGCTATCTAGCTAAATCTGTAGCAGGAAGTGCTAACGTTACTTTAACGTCTTCTAATAGAGATCCAGATGTAGAAACTACTAATGAAGCCGCTAATAAAGTAATTGAATTTACAGGAACACTATCTGGTAATATTTACGTTTTTTTACCAGCAGTAGAGAAAGAATATATTTTTCATAATAATACTACAGGTTCTTATACTTTACATGTAGCACCTACTGGCCATGCAGCTAATGGCATAGCTATTACTCAAGGAACCCATACTGTTGCTTACGTTAAAGACGGAGATGATATGGTAGATCTTTTTGCAGATGGCACTAAATCTTTAGGAACTGTTAATGTAGCAGTATTAAACGCAACTACAGTAACTGGTGATGGTTCAGGTTTAACAGGAATAGAAGCTTTTCCTAGTTCAACTAAAATGTTATTTCAACAATCTGCAGCACCTACTGGCTGGACTAAACAAACTACACATAATAATAAAGCTTTACGTGTTGTAACAGGTTCAGTAAGTTCAGGTGGAAGCAATACTTTCGCTGCAGCATTTAATACTAATAACGCTGTTAGTGGAACTACTGGCGGAAGTGCAGTTACTATTTCAGGTTCAACAGGATCTCATACTCTAACTTTAAGTGAAATACCTTCACATAGACACTTAGAAGGTGGTCACGTTGAATTTGGTACTGGTGATAGCGTTAGTGCAGGTACTAGAAATACTGGTAACTCAAGTGGTGCTAAAAGATTTTATACTGATTATCAAGGAGGAGGTGGTGGCCATACTCACACTGCTGGTTCATTAGCTGGTGATTCACATACTCATAGTTTTTCTACTAACTTAAATTTAGATGTGCAATATGTAGATTTAATTATTGCAGCAAAAGACTAAATTGAAAATTGAAATTAAAGATAATTGTCCTCTCAATAATTTTACTCCTTGTAAAAAATTTGACTGTGCTTGGTTTACTCAAATAAGAGGCACTCACCCTCAAACTGGTGAAGAAGTTGACGAGTATGGCTGTGCTATTGCTATGCTTCCTATGTTATTAATAGAAAATTCTAGACAAAGTAGTCAAGCTGGTGCTGCAATTGAAAGTTTTAGAAATGAGATGGTTAAAGCTAATAATATTAGTAACTTGTTAAAATTAAAAAAAGGCTAATGTATACGAAAGTTCAATTCAGATCAGGAATAGATAAAGAAAATACTGAGTATGGTGCTGAAGGAGCATGGGTAGATTGTGATAAAGTAAGATTTAGATTTGGTCTTCCTCAAAAAATAGGAGGCTGGTTAAAAAAAGCAAGTACAGCTATGGTAGGAGCTGTAAGAGGAATAAAAGCATGGTTCGATTTAGACGGAAGTCGATATATAGGTTTAGGAACTAATAAGAAAGTTTACATTTTTAACGGAGGTAACTTATATAATGTTACTCCTATTAGACAAAGTAATACTTCTTTAACGAATATATTTACTACTACTAACGGAAGTGCTAACGTTACTGTAACTATTAATAGTCATGGAACTAGTGCTGGTGATTTCGTTATATTTGATACTATATCTTCATTAACTTCAGATACTAATTTTACAACTTCTAACTTTACAACAGGAGAGTTTGAGGTACAAGGAGTAGCAAACGGAAACGCTTTCTTTATACAAATGCCATCTGCTGAATCAGGCTCTGGTATAACTAATAAAGGAAACGGAAACGCTAAATTTGAGTTAACAACTGAACCAGATGTTCAAACTTTAGGCTATGGTTGGGGTACATCTACATGGAATACTGAAACTTGGGGTACAGCTCGATCTACTTCTAACGTTACTTTAGATATGGGTATGTGGAGTTTCGATAATGCTGGTGAAGATTTATATGGTTGGAAAAAGAACGATAGCACTTATCAATGGGATACTTCAGCAGGGTTAGCTAATAATCGTATGACAGCAGTTAGTAATGCTCCTACAGCTTCAGTTACTGGTTTAGTATCTACTCCTGATAGACATTTAATTTGTTTTGGAACTGAGGTAACGATAGGAACACCTAGCACTCAAGATACTATGTTAATTAGATGGTCAGATCAAGAAAATTTTACTCAATGGACAGCTAGTACAACTAATACAGCAGGCTCTCAAAGATTAGGTGAGGGAAGTAGAATAATATCTGCTAAAAAAACTAGAAATGAAATCTTAGTGTGGACTGATCAAGCACTTCACAGTATGCAGTTTGTAGGTCCTCCTTTTACTTTTGGTTTTAGATTATTAGGAACAGATTGTGGTGCTGTAGGATTAAACTCAGCAGTAGTAGTAAATGATACAGCTTACTGGATGTCAGAGGGAAGATTTATGATTTACAGAGGAAGTATTCAAGAACTTCCCTGTAGTGTAAAAAATTATGTTTTTAGTGATATTAATACAGCTCAAAATACTCAAGTGTATGCTGGTGAGAATAATGAGTTTAATGAAGTTATATGGTTCTACTGTTCATCTAATTCAAGTCAAGTAGATAGATATGTAATTTATAATTATCAAGAACAAGTATGGTATATTGGAAATTTAAGTAGAAGTGCATGGGTAGATCAAGGAGTATTTAGTATTCCTCAAGCTACTGAATACGATGCTAGTTCTACTGCTGCAACTTCAGATACTTTAAATGGAGTTAGTGCAGGTCGTAGCTTTATATACGAACACGAAACTGGTGAATCAGATAACGGAAATGTAATGAGCACATTTATTACAAGTGGAGATGTAGATATAGCTGACGGAGATCAGTTCATGTTTATTAGAGGATACATACCAGATTTTAAAAACTTACAAGGAACTGTAAAAATGAATTTATTATCTAGAGAGTTTCCTACTGATACACAAACTCAGTCAGGAGAAAAAGATATTACAACTAGCACTAAACAAATTAATACTAGATCGAGAGGAAGACAAGTAGCTGTAAAGATAAGCAGTAATTCTACTGTAGACGATAGGTGGAGATTCGGAACTTTAAGAGTAGATGCTCGACCAGATGGTAAAAGATAATGTCGTTTAAAAGACCTCCTAGCCTTCCTATAGCTAGATCTAATGATGAATTAATGACAGTATATAATCAAGCTATCACTGACTTAGAACAGTATCTATTAGAAATTACTCAGCCAGCAGAAACAGGTTTTACTACTAGTAATGTAACTCCTAATAAAAGTTTAGATCCTACATCAGCTAACTTGGCTACTGTCGCAAATACTTTAGCTACTTTAATAGACGCTCTAAAATCGAAAGGGTTAATTGGTTAATTATAGGAAAGCTACTTTAGAAGACGTAAAGCCTATTAGAAACTTACTACTAAACTGGCTTGATGAATCGCCACTAAGATTAGGAAAACCTAATACTAGGAAAGGAGATTCTTATATTTACGATATAATCTATAATAATTTTGTAATAGTAGCTGAAAAAGATAATAAAATCGTAGGAACTATATCAGTAGTTGATGAAGATACTTGGTATACAGATAAGAAGTTTTTTAGAGTTAATTGGCTCTATGTAGATAGTAAAAAAAGAAATAGTAGAATAGCAAAAAAATTGCTAGAATATGTTAAAGAATACGTTAAAATAAACAAAATGCCTTTGATACTTGAAATGACGCAAGGACATGATATTGATAGAAAACATCAATGGTTAATAAGACAAAACTTTGAATACCTTGGTGGCACATATGGAGATAATTTATAATGGGAAGCTTATTTAGACCTACATCTACAGTAGTACAAGCACCTAGCCAAGGTACAGTACAATATGAAATCCCTCAGTATTTTAAAGATTTACAAGAAGATTTATTTGCTAGAGCTAATGTAGCAAGTCGACAACCTTTTCAAGCTTATGAAGGTGAGCGAATAGCAGATTTAACTGCTCTTCAAAATGCAGCAATTACTCAAGCTCAAACAAATTTAGGACAGTTCGGTCAATCTGGTGTAATACCAGAAGCTCAAAATAGAGTTAGAACGGCAGCTAATATAGCAGGAACTCAATTTACTACTGATATTGCGAATCAGTATATGAATCCTTTCATAGATACAGTTGCTAATAACGCAATAAGAAACTTACAAGAAGAATCTGCAAGAGCACAACAAACAGCTAGAGCACAAGCTGTTTCAAGAGGTGCGTTTGGTGGAGCAAGACAGGGAATACAAGAAGCTACTCTTCAAGCTGAAACTGCAAAAAGAGCAGGAGATCTAACAGCTCAACTACAAGCACAAGCTTTTCAAAATGCAGCTAGTAGATTTGCAGCTGATCGTGCAACGGCAGCTCAAGGCCAAATGGCAGCTGCACAAGCAATTCCTGGTTTACAAGCTTCATTAGGACAACAAGGATTATCTGAAGCTGCAGCGGCAACTAGATTCGGTGGATTACAACAAGCAGTAAGACAGCAACAGTTACTAGAAGATTATCGTGACTTTGTAGAACAGCAAGGATTCGATAGAGGACAATTAGGATTCTTATCAAGTATTCTTACAGGTGCTCCTATACGTTCTTACGGCGAAGAACGTTCAGGTACAGTAGGTCAAGTTATCGGAGGTACTTCTCCTTTTGCTCAAATCGCAGGAGCCGCTGGTACATTTGCTGGTTTTATGTAAGATAAAATATGGCTGAAACAGTATTAAATAGAGATGCTCAAGACGATTTAAAATTTCTAGAAACTTTATATAAAGAAACTGGCGGAGATGAATCGTATGAAACTATAGAATCGAGTATTTTTGATGCTTATGGTGGCGAAGATAAATTTCTAGAGAAAGTAAAAACATATAATACAGATTCTAATTTACCTACAGACCAGAATCAAGAATCATCAGTAGATAATGTAGTAAATACTACTGCTGGTGAAGTTAATGCTGGTGGTGATGCTTTAGGAAGCGAGGTAAATACTTTAATCAATCAACAAGGTGTAATAGAAAGTTTAGAAAAACAATTAAATAATAGAGATCAGTTACAGAGTGAAATTGATTTTATAGCAGAAACTGTAGGATTATCTGACGGCCAAAAGACAGCTATGGAAAAATCTTTTGGCTTAAATGATCAAAGTTTACTTGAAAGAATAACAACTAATATAGGGGCTATATTTAAAGGAAGAGATCAATTCGGAATAGACCCAATATCTGGTGAGTATGCTTTTGCAAGAACAAGTCCTGCTGATGAATTAAAAGAAAGACTAGCAAATCCTATGGTTGGTATAGGATTGAATCTTATAGAAGAGGGTGGTACTCCTAGTTTTAAATCTCCTTTCGCTAGAGTTGCGTCTGCTGTAAATGATTACACGAAAGATGCGAGAGAGGCTGATTTAGCTAAATTAAAGATATTATCTAAACAAACATCTACTACAGATAAAGGAAATTTTTCTTATGTAAAAAATTTAAAATATACAATAGGAGATGTTATGGAAAATGGTAAAGATAAATATTTTCCTGATAAAACTATAGGAACTACAGGAGTTGTAAGTGGTGTTGTTCATAGCCAAGACGGAATTATTGATTTACAAACTTTTGTTGAAGATGTAACAGATCCAGTAGTTCCAGAAAAAGACCCTAAAGATTTAGATGTTGAAGACATATATAAAATAACTGAAGCAAAGTCAGATAAAGTAGTAAGTCAATATGAATCTCAATTAGAACCAGGGTTCTTAGAAGCTCAAGAATTAGTGCCTCTTATAGATTCACAAATTGCTGCTATTAGACTTGATCCTAATACTTTTCAAACATACGGTCCTAGAGTAAAAACGTTTGAACCTTTAGCACAGTTTTTAAAAGCTATTCTTCCTAGTGAACAATTATATAAAGATTTTTTTGAGGAATTTATTGGAGTAGATTATCAAGGTTTAGCTCAATTACAATTTGAAAAAAAAGTTACTACTAAAAAAGTATTAACTCAATCTAAGAAAATATATCCCGTATCTAACGCTGATATTGAATTATTAGCAAATTCATTTTCTAACTACGGAGATTCACCAGAAATTTATTTAAGAACTGCTTCATTTCAATATGGATTAGGAGAATATTCTCAACTTTTAAATAGGGGATATCAAGAATTTTTATCAGCTAATAAAGACCCAAATAGTGAAGATTTTAAACAACTTGGCACAAGTGGTTATGCTGTTGCTGGATCACCAGACGGTGGTTTAGAAATAAATGGTAAAAAATATAATAACGCTATTAGTTATGCTAGAGCGTATGCGATAAATGAAATAAAAGAAAAATACGCAGATATAGATCCAGGTAAATACGGATATAAGAAAAATAGATTATCAGATTATGATAACACAGAAGCGTTTGGTAATCAAGCTGAAGGTTTAGAAGAAGGCGATTATTCTCCTATCGCATATTTAGCATCTGCTTATTATGAAAGAAACAGTGATATATTAAGTGCAACTAACATAGGTTCTGGAAACGCAGGTTTAATATTCGTAGATGAAAAACCTTTAGAATTATTCGGTGAAGTAAATGAGAATAATGAATTTGTAATAAATAGAGAGAAAACTGATTCTAAAATTATAGCTTTACTTACTAATATGTATACAGAAGTAAATAAATTAAATGGTTTAGATAACATGTCGCAACCTGAAAAAGATGAAGCGTTTAATGATATGTTCCCTGCTTTTGTATTCCCTACTGACGATAATTCTTTAGAAGAACAGTACATAAGTATGTTTGAAAATTATGGCAAAGAGTAAATTTTTAGAACCTAATTATTTAGAAAGCACGAAAGATAGCTTAATTCTTGAAGAAAGAGAAAAAGGTATCGGTTCTGGACCTCCTACACAAGAGGAAATAGAAACTTTAGGATACGATCAAGCAGTTCTAAACTCTTACGGTTTAGACGGAGAATCTATAAAAAAGGGTTATCAATTAGAAGCAGAAGAGTTTGGTAATTTTGTATATCAATCTGCTAATGAAATATGGTTAGAACAAACTGCTGGTAAACAAGGAGAGATGCCACCAGATTTTGTAACTAACGAAATGTTAGCAGACATTATGAAAGAATATGAACCTTCAAAAGACGTAAGGTTACTGAAATTAGGAATTAGTAATCAAGGTATGGGTTTTGAAACTGCTAGATTTTTTTATGAAGCAGGAGGAATGAACAATGACGTTAAGAAAGATAATTTAGAAAGATATCTTAAAATCGCTAATCCAGATAAACAAGTTAGTGTTATGTTCGCTAGTGAATTAGGTGGAGATAATAAAGAATTCTTAAACACTATATTAGGAACAGATAACTTAGACGCTTTAAACTATGACCCTGTAATTTATAAAGTAGGAGATGAGCCTTTTAGAGTTGTAAATACGCCAGGTCTTGATAAAGGAGATTTTCAGTTTTTAATGAGAGAATTACCTGTTATCGCTTTTGATGTACTTGGAGCAGGAGTAGGAACTAAAGTAGGAGGTTTTCCTGGACTAATAGCAGGGTCTGCTGCAGGATCTGCTATCGGAGAATTGTTAGTTCAAGTTGCTACTGATTCTTATTTACATTTTAAAGAAACAGGAGATATCTACACATATGAGGACTTCATGGAAAGAGTAGATGAAATATCAGGAACTATGGGTAAGCAAGCTCTTTTTGCAGGAATAGCTACTCCTGTATTTAAATTAATGTTTGACGGAATTATGGCTGCTATTCAAAAAAGTGCTGGTAAAAGAATGCCTGCATCTATGGATAAATTAGACAAACAAGCATTAGAAGATGCTCCTAAACGAATTAGTAATAAAGCGATAGAAGAAATTAATAATGAAATGACTAAACTTTACGGAGATATTAGTCCTCAAATTAGATTAACTTTAGCAAAGTATTTAGGCGAACCATATCTTGTAGCTATGGAAAATTTCATAAAAAAGAGCCCTAGCCAACGTTCAACTTTTGTAGATGAAATGAATAAAAATCAAAAAGAAGCCATGGAAGTTATAGATTTATATTTAGGAACTGCTAAATCAAAACCTGTAGGAACTCCGTCTATAGGCGATTTAGGAGAAACTGTAGTTAGTGGTGCTCAAAAAGTATCAGATGATGCTATTTTTCCTATTAACGCTCAAATATTAGATGATACAAGTAAATTAAATCTAATATTAGATAGCTTTGAAGCTAGTGCACAGGGAAATAAAATTAGTAGAGAGTTTGTAGAAAATTTAGATAAAACTAATAGAGAGCTATATCAAGCAGAAAAAACTAAATATGACACTGTTGTAAATAATATTTTAAAAAATTTAGAAGGAGGTCCTAATGTATCTTTTGTAAAAACAGGAACTCTTAGAAGAGATCTTATTGAGTTAAGAAAATCTTTAAATGCTGCTTTAGTGAACGCTGACGAAGGCACTATAAAAATTATAAATCAAATCTTAGATGCTACTGCAGGAACGAAAAAAGCAGGAACACCTGGTATTCCGAAAGCTAAAGATTTAAACTTTAATCAAGTTATGTCTACCTTGAATGGACTTAACAGATTAATAGATGATGATTATGCAAGACTAGCAGGTAATGCTCCTGATTCTAAAACATTAGTAGCTATAGCTGCAAAAACTAGAACTGCTTTACTAGATAGTTTACAGAAAAATTTATCACCAGAAGATTATTTTACATTAAATTCAGCTTTAACTAATTTAAGTGAAATAAGAAAAACATATAATAATAAAGCTATTAACATGTTATTTAAAACTAGTCCTAATAAATTAAATTTAGAAGTTTCAGATAAAGCAGTTCTTAATACAATTTTAAATGATGAAGTAGCTTCAAGAGAACTTTTAGGTTTATTAGATAATCCTAGTTTAGTATCTCAAAAAGAAGTAGTTAAGAGATATATAAAAAATAACTATAAAAGTTTTGTAACTAATAATGGAAATATTACAGACGCTGGTACTTTAGCTAAAAATACTAAAACTTGGATGTCTAAAAATGAATATTTATTAGAATATTTTAATAAAGAAGAAAAAAAATTATTTGAAAATGCTATAAGATTTATGGATAACATAAAATTTAATCAAAAACAACTTGATGATTTAACCAAAAGTCTTAGAGATAACGGAATTGAAGGTCTTAAAAACGTAGATCCTTATACGATAAATTCATACTTACAAAAAAATCCTAGCATGGTTGGTGTTTTAGTAGAAAGTTTACAATCTAATAATAGTCAATTAGCTAAACAAACTTTAGAAAACGTTAAAGATTTTTACAATGCTGAATTAAGAAATAAAATAATTAAACCTGATATATACACAGGAACTGAGTTTTTTAGTGCAAGTGCTATTAGTAATTTTTTAAAAAGTAGTGATAGAGGAATTTATGAAATGTTGTTTGGAAAAAAGTATATTGAAAAATTAGATAAAGCCAGACTAGCTTTAGATCCTTATGAAAGCTTAATATCATCTGATGGTCTAAATGTATTATCTACTTCTCAAGTACAGCAAGGTTTAAAAAATACGTTTTTTGGACAATTAGATAGAAAGAGAACGATACTTAGAGGACTTACAACTTTATTAAAATTAAGAAGTTTTAATGATACAGCAATACCTTTAGCTAACGTAGATGAATTTTTTAGACGTTATAAAAGTAATTTAAATCAACCTGAGTATATAAAAGCAATGATAGCTGCAGCTACTCAAGAACCTATAGTTACTGGTATGGAAGAAAAAGGAGAAATGAACCTAGGAGAAATGAGTTTAAAGAAAGGAGGAGAAGTGGCAGGCACAGGTGTTGCTATTACAACAGAGAAAGTATTGCCTGTTTTTAATAATATAATAAGAAATGTTTTAAATAATGGCGGTACTACAGTTGTCAATCCTCCTGAGTAAGGTAGTAAAAGGCACTAGTGCTGAACATTCAGCGATTTCTTGGTTACTAAAAAAAGGTTATCATGTTTTTAAAAATGTACATGTTACTGGTTTTATAGACGTAGTTATATTTAATGGTAAGGAACTAATAGGCTTAGATATTAAAAGTGAAACATTTAGAAAGAAAAATGGTCAGATGATATATAGAAAACCTACTAGTAAACAAGATAAATATGGTGTAAAATTGCTATTCGTAAAAAAGAACGGAGAGTGTTATTTTGGAAGCAATTAAACAAAGAATAATAAAACACGAAGGTAAAATAAATAAGATATATAAAGATTCTTTAGGTCTTAAAACTTTTGGTGTAGGGCACTTAGTATTACAATCTGATGACTTAGAAGAAGGAGTAGAATACTCAGATGATATCGTTATGCGATATTTTGAAAAAGACTTTGAAACAGCTGTAGAAGATGCTAATAAATTTATTAATAAAGATGAACATCCAGAAGACATATACGGAGTTATTATAGAGATGTGTTTTCAATTAGGATATCCTCGTCTTTGTGGGTTTAAAAAATTTAAAGCTGCACTAGAAAATAAAGACTATACTACAGCTTCCGTAGAAATGTTAGATAGTCGTTGGGCTAAACAAACTCCTAATAGAGCAAACGATTTAGCTAATATTGTGAGGAACGTTTAATGCTTTTAAATTTAGTTCCTACAATAATAAAAGGAGTTGTTGACGTTGTTAAAACTAAAACTGAAACTAAAAAACTTATGGCTGAAGCTGAGCAAACGCATGTTAGAAAGATGGCTGAAGGCGAAATTGATTACGCCATCGCAACACAAAAAAATATGCAAAGCTCTTGGCGTGACGAATGGTTCACAATTATACTCTCGATTCCACTCATTATAGTTTTTGCTGCAATATTTTTAAATAAACCTGAGTGGATTACAAAGTTAAAAGAAGGATTTATTACTCTAGATGAACTACCAGACTGGTATATATGGGCGTTATTGGCAGCAATAGCAAGTTCATTCGGACTAAAAATATCAGATCTTGCAATTAAAAAATTTAAAAAGTAATGGCAGATCCAAAAAAAGGAACTGGTAAAAAACCTAAAGGGAGCGGTAGAAGATTATACACAGATGAAAACCCTAAAGATACTGTCGGTATTAAGTTTGCTACTCCGACTGACGCACGGAAAACGGTCGCAAAAGTGCGAAGAGTTAAAAAACCGTATGCACGAAAAATTCAAATCCTTACTGTTGGCGAACAAAGAGCGAAAGTAATGGGAAAAAGAGAAGTTGCCAGTATATTTAAGAAAGGAAAAGAGAGTTTAAGGAAAAAGCATAAGAAGAAAAAATGAAATTAGGTTATTTCTATCTCTTCTGTGCTTTCATGACTGTCGTTGTCATGTTTTTTTCTATTAATTCTAATGCTGAAACTAACACTGTTAGTTCTACGGTTGTTACGAATAATACACCGCCTACTGCAAATGCCCCCTCTATAATCAATTCTAATTCTGATATTTGTAAAGTAGGTGTAGGAGCAAGTGTACAAAATAATATTGTAGGACTTGCTAGTGGCATAGTAATAGATGATGAGCTATGCCAAAAACTAAAGCTAAGTCGTAGCCTTTATGCTTATGGTATGAAGGTTGCGGCAGTGTCTGTCTTGTGCCAAGACCCTCGTGTTTGGGACGCTATGACAGATGCTGGCACCCCGTGCCCTGCGAAAGGCTCTATCGGAATAGAAGCTCAAGAGTATTGGTCTAATAACCCTGATGAAATACCAGACGGAAGTAAATATAAACCAGAGTATGTTTCACAAAAAATAGAAGAACAACCAACAGGAGATAACGATGGTCTTAAGAATTTTGGCCTTATGGCTCTTTCTTTACTGCTCTTATTCTAGAGCTGACGTATGTCTTCCTAACACCGAAGGTTTATGTGAACCTGGCGTTACTGTAGTCGAAGATATACAAGTAGAAATAACTGAAGAAGACTTAGGAACAGAGATAGTTACGACAACTACTACGACAACTACAACCACTACTCAAACTGTTACAAACGAAGATTCTGGAAACATCCTAGACGGAGATAATAACTATGTAATTTCTAATAAAGAGGGCGATATGGATATTGATTGGGGTGGCCAGGGTCCAGCATCCATGCCCTCGGGTAATACTTGCGGTCAATTAGGAACTGATAAGTGTGCTCAGATTACTGGTAGTGGTAATTCTACATCTAGTATGGGCGTAACAGGCATGGGTACAACTTTTATAAACAGCGTAGATATTTCAGATCTTAACATGGAAAGAGGTGGAGAAGTAAGATATACGATTGAAGTAGATAAACGAGATGCTCAAGATAGAATATATATGCATATTACTGGTCGTAACGGAAAAACTAATATATTTCAAGGAACAGATATATTATCGGAAACTGGCGTAGCCTCAGGTTATCAATCTTATAACGGCTCTTTTGATTTTTCTGGCACTATAAGCACTGTTATTATAGAAGTAGGAGGTAGAGATATAAACTTAGCTATAGGCCCTCTATTTGATGACGTAACTGTAAATGTTTTATATAATGTAGTATCTACATTAATAGAACAAGAGATAACTACTCTTGAACAAATATATTATTTAAATATTTTTGACCCTACTGAATTAGATTTTGTAGAAGAAGTCTTTGAGTTTAACGATATTAGTGTTGATGACGGAGAAATAAATTTTACTCCGATTGAGCCAGAACCTGAAGAAATTACTTTTGCAAGTGTTGAATTAGAGATAGCTGAATTTGAATTAGAGTTACCAGAACCTGAAGTAGAAATTGTAGAAGTAGAAACAGAAGTTGAATTAGAGATTGAAATAGAGATAGAAGAAATAGAAGTTGTAGAAGCTGAGCCTGAAGAAGAAACTATCGAAGAATCTCAAGAAGAATTACAGGAACCAGAACAAGAAACGCCACAAACAGTACAAAAAGAAGAAGATCAAGAAGAAAAGATAGAAGAAGAGAAACCATCTAAACCTAAATTATCAAATAAAGAAAAAGCTGCTACTAAAATAGTAAAGAAGATTGACGATAAAGCTAGATATGATGAATCAAATCAAATGAAAACGTTAATAGTTATGCAAATACTAGGAGATACAAAAGCTTTTTTCGATGCTCAATCTGTAATTCAAGACACTAATGTAGAAGAATATTTGTTAAAGACATTGGAAGACAAATATGGTATATTGTTCAACAATTCACAAAACAACACTATGGAACGAATGATTAATGGCCAGTATTGAGTATCAAGGTATAAAGTTTAGTGGCGGTAAATTCTTTATTATACTGTCTTTATTAGGGGCTATTATAGGTGGAGGCTGGTCTGCTTATAAATTTTATGACGATTATTTAGATATGAAAGCACAAATACAAAATTTTGTATCTCCTGATCTTAGTGGTTTTGATAAAAAAATTGCTCTAGTAGAGCAAGAATTAGAGATGATAAAAACTGAAATATCTATGATATTAGAAGAAGTAAGCTTAGTTGCTTCTACTGCAAAAGAATTAAAAGATGATTTAAAAACAGATTTACGCCAAATGGAAGGCGATATTAGACATATAACTGAAATCGTAAATGATGTAGAAGATCGACAGAAAGAAGATGCTAGAGAATTATTAGATGAAATAAAAATATTAGAAGATAATTTAGATTTAAAGATAAATAAGGCATTGAATAATCCGTTGAATAATATGTCGGCTAATGTAAAGTAAAACCATGAAGATTGACCTAAAAACAGCTACTCCGTACATCGTAATGATAGTAGGATTTGCTATGACATGGGGTATGTGGAAATCTAGGCTAGAAGCAGTTGAAAATAAAGTAGATAGTGTTACTCAAATGCAACTAGATATAGCTGTAATAAAAGAAAAAATCGTTCAAATGGACGATAGAATGGCTTGGATAGAAGAATTTCTAATTAAAAATTATAAAGAATATTAAATCCATTCTTTCCAATTATCTCCTGTAATACTATCTGCTAAAGACTTTTTGTTTCTAAGAGATTCAAATATTTTTTCATCAATAGTTTTAGGCGTTACAAAATCTATATAAGTAACTTTATTAGTTTGACCAATTCTATGAGGTCTATCTTCAGATTGTAGTCTTACTTCTAAATCATAACTATTAGCATAGTAGATAACAGTTTTAGCATTAGTTAAAGTAAGACCATAGCCACCCGTTCTAGGTTGCCCTATAAAATAATCTATTTCACCAGCTTGAAACTGTGAAACTATTTCTTGTCTATCTTCCGATTTAGTATCTCCATAATATGTAGCACAAGTTTTATCTTTCATATTCTTTTTTATAGCGTTTTCTATGTCTTGAATAGATCTAGTATAGTTAGACCAGATTATAACTTGACCTTCTGTTTCTTCTAATACTTGTATTAACTCAGTTATTCTAGGGTTTACCTTATCTATTTCCTCTAACTTACCATCATCATACTTTACGAAGCCACACATAATCTGCTGTAGTCTTAGTAATCTTGTAATAACTAGAGGAGCAGATACAGATTTTTCTTCCGATAACTCTATGTAAGCTTTACGTCTTAGTATGTCATATACTTTCTTTTGCTTTGAAGTCATCTCTATTTCTCTTTTTATATAAATTTTATCTGGTAAATCTAAACACTCAGCTTTAGTTACTCGATAAGAGTAAGGTTTAATTACGTCTTGCAACTCATCTAAGTTTTGATAATCTACTATTTCATCAAATGTTCTCATATTTATTGTTCTTCTACGAAGCACGCAGTATCGATTACGAAAACCATAAAACGAAGACTGTAAAATATTATCTGAAAGAAAAGACATTTGAGTGTATATATCTACAGGTCCTGCTGTTACTGGTGTTCCTGTAAGTATTCTACGATACTTTGCCATATTAGAAATTTTTAATAAGTTCTTAGTTCTTCGAGCAGTCTTATGTTTAATAGTAGAAGATTCATCTATAACTACCATAGACTTATGAACATTTAAAAATCTTTGAGTATAATGTAATCCTTTTAACGTGCTAAAAGCTTCTATGTTAATAATAAATACTTTTAAACCATCGTGGTTTTCTTTCATAAATTTAGTTAATCTTTCTATGTTTTTCTTAGTTTCAGTAGGATTCCATATCTCCATGTAAATAGAATCAAGGACATCATCTGGCATATGTATAGGTATTTCTAATTTTAGCCAGTTTCTATAAACACCTTTAGGTGCTACTATTATAGCACTATCTATGCTACCTTTTCTTGCTAAATGAGTAATAGTATCTACTATTACTTTAGATTTACCAGTTCCTTGTTCCATAAACAAGGCATAATATTCTTCATCACGAGACATTTTAAATACGTCCCATTGATGTTTAAATGGTTTAGTTTTATATTTATAATCTATAAATTCATCATCACTAAAAGATACTTGCGTCATTATTTTTTCTTTCTGTTTATTTTTAAAAATTAATTTATACTATATCGAATAATTAAGAAAGGAGAAACAATGAGTTCTAGAGTATATATAGTACAAGAGAATCCATCTGTAAACGTTATGCCAGCCGCAAGATATGGTGAGTTAGACGTAATCTTTCCTTTCGGTAGTCAAATAGTATTTTCATCTAATCGAGCAGTAATAACTGTTAGAAAAAAGTTAAAAGACTTTACAGATGAAGACTATATATTAGCCATGGGAGATCCCGCTGCGATTGCTATAACGGCTATGGTAGCTGGTGATATTAATAATGGCTTCATTAAGTTATTGAAATGGGATAAGCAAACTAAAGCTTATTATTCAGTATCTATTGACTTATTCGGAAGAAAGGAGAAAGATAATGTCAAGTAACGAAATATTTAGTAGTCTAGAAGAAGACGCTAAAAAACAGAGGGAAATACCTACTGACGAAAAACTTTCTAAATTAACATCTATATGTCGTAGATTAGTTAACAAAGAAAGAGAATACTCTGATTATAAATCTTTAGCTAGTAAATCGTATGAAGAGTTAAAGGATATCAGAGAAAAAGAAATACCAGACGCCATGATGTCTTTAAATATAAGTAAGTTCGTTATGGACGATGGTACGGAAATAGCTGTTAAAGATGAACTTTATGCTAGTATAAACGAATCTAAGAGAAAAGAAGCTTTAGAGTGGTTAGATAATAACGGTCTAGGTGATATTATTAAACATGATATAACTATATCGTTTGCACGTGGAGAGCACGAAGAAGCTGAAAGAATTAAAGGAGTTTTACAAGATAATGGTCAAGATAGTTATTTAGAAAAAGCTACTGTACACCCTCAAACTTTAAAAGCTACTTTTAAAGACTTGAGAAATAAGGGTGAAGAAATACCAGATGGTTTATTTAATTGGTATGAAACACCTTTGGCTAAAGTAAAATTATCGAAAGGAGAAAAATAAATGCCTGAGCAAAAGACAGTTGTAAAAAAAGAAGAACAGAATATAGTTTTAGCTGAGTTACAGCAAGAAATTATAGCTGATTCTGGTAAAGGTCTTCAGAATGTAAAGACTGAAGATATGAGTATTCCTAGATTAGCGATTGTGCAATCTGGTAGTCCTCAAAGAAAAAAGAAAGACGATAAGTATATTGACGGTGCTGAAGAGGGAGATATCTTTAATACTGTAACTAATACTCTCTATAAGGGAAAAATTAGAGTAGTGCCATGTGAGTTTATAAAATCATATGTAGAATGGATACCTAGAGAACAAGGAGGTGGTTTCGTACAAGCCCATGAAACTAGACCTACTGATCTTACTAAGAACGATAAAGGTAAATTCATACTTCCTAGTGGTAATGAACTTGCTGATACAGCTGATCACTATGTATTAGTAGTGAATGAAGATGGCTCTTACGAACCAGCAGTTATGTCTATGACTAGTTCTTTATTAACTGTTTCTAGAAATTGGTTAACTAGAATGAAACTTCAAAAAGAAGTTATAGGTGGTAAGATGATAGAACCTCCTACATTCTATTACGAATGGGAAATAGAAACTACTGAGAAAGACAACGATCAAGGAACTTGGTTTATTTATAGAGTAGGAGATGCTAAGCCTATATCTGACCCTAATATCTATAAAGAAGCAAAAGCTTTATCTGAATCTATTAAAAGTGGTGAGAAAAGAGCTGCAGCAGTTGACGGTGATGATATTCCCTTTTAATGCTTGCAGAAAACTTTCATAGACTATTTAGTGGATTAGATCGTGCTTATGGTAGATATGATGTTGACTCAGATCAATCAGGAGTAAAACAATCTGGTACTGCTAGAACAATACCTGAAAAACTAACAACGAAGCAATGGGAACTACATTTATTAGGCATGCAAGGCCTAGGTGTAGTTCCTATTCGTGATGATGCTAAAGTTTTATGGGCAGCTATTGATATTGACGAATACGACTTAGACGTAGATACTTTATCAAAGAGCCTAGGAACATCCCCTTTCATACCTTGTTTAACTAAATCTGGTGGAATTCATCTGTATTTATTTTTTAATAAAGCAGTATCTGCAAAATTAGTAGTGGATAAACTAAGACAGATAACTTCAGCACTTGGAAAGCCTAGTGCTGAGATATTTCCTAAACAAGTAAAGCTAGTTACAGATCGAGGAGATGTAGGAAACTGGATAAATATGCCTTACTTTGGTGGAAAGCGTTCTACTAGATACGCTATTTATAACGGAGAACATATAACAGATCCTGAAGCTTTTATTAAACTTGCTAACATTAGAAAAATAGATAGTGTTGACGAAATTAAAATTCCACAACTTAAGGAAGAAAATAAAAAATTATTACCTGACGGACCTCCTTGTTTAAAATATTTACTACAACACGGATTTCCACAAGGCACAAGAAACAATTCATTATATAACATAGGAGTATATTTAAAGAAAGCACACCCTGACGAATGGGAAGAGAAGATAGAAGAATACAATCACAATTACATGGAACCTCCTTTAAAATCTAAAGAAGTGCAAACAATTATTAAATCATTAGAGAAAAAAGATTACAATTATATGTGTTCAGAACAACCAATTAATGCGTTCTGTAATAAACCAGTTTGTTTAACTTGTAAGTTTGGTATTAGCGATAATGGAAACTTACCAGCAATTAGTGGTATAACTAAAATTAATACAGATCCTCCTACTTATTTCGTTACTGTTAATGATCAGAGAATAGGACCTATCGATAGTTTAGAGATTATTAATCAAAAAAACTTTCAAAGAGTGGTATTCGAGAACATGAATACTCTCATGCCTATCGTAGCTCAACCACTTTGGCTTGAAACAATTAACGAATTAATGGTTAGAATGGAGGTTGTAGAGGTAAATTCAGATAGTTCTAATAGAGGAAGATTACTAGAATTATGCGAAAGATTTTGTACAGGAAGCACTTCTTCTGATATAATAGAAGACTTGTTACGAGGTCATGCGGTAACGCAGGATAACGTAACAATGTTTAGAATTAATGACTTTATGGAATTCTTAGAGAAACATAGATTCAAAGAATTTAAGTTACATGAAGTAACTGCTCATTTAAAGGAATTTGGTGCTGAACATTTAACCAAGAAGATTAAGGGTAAACACGTTAATCTATGGTCTATGGCTAAGTTTAAGAGACAAGAAGAGGAATTTACAAAGCCTAAGATACAAGATGAAGAACAGGAGATAGAATTTTAATGGAACAGGAAAGGTGCGAAAAATGTGGGTGTGTATGTCATAGTGAAATGACTTGTATTTGCGATAATAACTGTGCTATTTGTAACTGTAAAGTATGCACTAAAAAAGATATTATTGTAAAAGTTGAAGGAGTAGGAATAGAGGTAAACGAATGAAACGAGGTTTATGGGCTAACATTCATGCTAAAAGAAAGCGAGGTGCTAAAATGCGAAAAAAAGGAGCAAAGGGTGCACCTACTAAAGAAGCTTTCAGAAGGGCAAGAGCCACTTCAAAAAAATAATTAAGAAAGGATTTTTTTGTATTTATTTTTTGATACAGAGACAAATGGTCTTTGGCGTAGAGATTTAGAAGCTACTAATGTAGAGCAACCTCATCTAGTGCAATTAGCTGCACAGTTAGTTGATGAAGATGAGAAAGTTGTAAATCAATGTTCAATGATTATACAACCTGAAGGCTGGTCTATTCCTAAAGAAGCTGAAGATATACATGGTATATCTAATGAAAAAGCTAGTAAGTATGGCGTTCCTTTAATAAGTGCATTATCAGTTTTTAATAGTATGGCGTCTTGCGCACATACATTAGTTGCTCATAATTTATCTTTCGATCTACAAATTATTGCTAGAGATTTTAGTTATTTAAAAAAATCTTTTAGACAACCTAAAAATTTACATTGTACTATGATGAGTACAAAAGACATTATAAAGTTAGAAAGTGATTTTGATGATTATAAATTTCCTAAGTTAGAAGAAACTTACAAACATTTTTTTAATATATCTTATTTCGATTGGCACGATGCTTTAGCGGACGTTCAGGTTTGTAGAATTATTTACTTTCATTTAGTTAATAAAGATATTGAGCTTAAACCGCCTAGAGACATACCTAAAAAATTAATTAAAATTATGAATTCTAATGAGTATGATGAATTAATAGGTTTAATTGAAAAAATAAATAGAGATAATATCAGCGATTGGGAATCAAACTTTCTTTCAGATCAAGAAGAAAGAATTGAAAAGTATAAAGAAAAAGTAATGATATCTGAAAAACAGATGAATATAATAAGGAGAATGGCAGAAAAATGAAAACAGTTGTAGTAACAGGGGCAGCAGGATTTTTAGGTAGGAACTTATGTGAAAATCTTCTG